CCAGCCGTAGAGCCGGACAAGGTAATAAGACCAGACAAAACGGTACGAATGCAGACACAAAAGAAGCTTGCTGATCCGAATAAGGTAGGGTTTAAGCAGACAGTACTCACTGGACCACAGGGTTTGGGTAAGGAAACCACAACAACACAGGCGGGTAAGGGTTTGTTAAGTGGATCTGGTAACTAACAACCCACAACCTTTTGTGGATTGGCTGAAGGAACGGTTACGGCTCGATAAGATACAGGGCGAAGACGATGCCCAAGCCTATGGTTTTAAAAGGGACAGTACGATTGTAGGGTCATTTGTTTTTTCGGAGTACACAGGAAACGATGTACATATGTTTTGTGTAGCCGAAGACAAGCGTATATTTCAGAGGAAGTATATACGCATGATGTACGACTATTGTTTTAACGTAATGAAAGTGCAGCGTGTATCGGCAATGTGCAATGAGAGTAATGTACAGAGCCGGAGACTAATAACAGGTATTGGATTTAAGCAAGAGGGTAGACTCAGACGCTATTTCGGTAACGAAGATGCTTTGGTCTATGGACTATTAAAAGAAGATATAAGGGTAATATAATGGGTAAAGGCGCACCACAAACACAACCGCAACCAACACCACAGCAATCAGCACCAGCTCCTACACCTCCAGCTCCACCACCACCTGTAGAGCCAGTAAAACCAGAGCCAGTAACGGTAACACCAAAAGGCGCAGTAGGCGCAACAAGTCAGGGTGGATATTCTGGTACAGGTAAAGGCAAATCAAGAACAGTATTAACAGGGCCAGCGGGTGCTCTTGGCGCAACACCTATTCGCAGACCACTACTTACAGGATCTATGGGTAGCGGTACAAAAACAACATTAGGAGGATAGATGGCCGACGAACTAGCAGATATTTTAGCCGATAAGCTGTCTTCATTAGAAAGCCAACGCACGACATGGGAACAGCACTGGCAAGAGATAGCCGACTATGTAGTGCCACGTAAAGCCGATATCACACGTAAGAGGACACCGGGGGACAAGCGTACAAGTTTAATATTTGATGGCACGGCTATTCATGCCGCCGAACTTCTATCAGCAAGTCTGCACGGTATGCTCACCTCTATGTCTTCACAGTGGTTTTCTCTACAATATAGACAAGATGCGTTGAATGCCGATGATACAGCTAGAGAATGGCTGCAATCTGTAGAAGAAGTTATGTACAAAGCGTTCTCACGCTCCAATTTTCAAGAGCAAGTCCATGAATTGTACCATGATTTGATAACATTTGGTACGGCTGTGATGTTTATTGAGTCCGATAGTGAGAAAGATATCAACTTCTCGACACGCCATATAGGGGAATGTTACCTAACAGAAGACGATAAAGGGCGTGTTGATACCGTATATCGCCAGTTTAAGATGCCAGGCAGTGCTATACGCAAGCGATTTGGTATAGAAAAACTCAGTAAAAAGCTACAGGATCAGATAATGGAGAACCCAATGGAACTCCGTGAGCTGGTTCATGCCGTATATCCAAGGGAAAATTTAGACCCAACGCTTGCTACAAGTGAGAATAAACCCTTTGCGTCGGTCTATTTTGATCCAGAAGAAAAAGTTGTGCTGTCCGAAAGTGGCTTTGACGAGCTGCCATACTGCTGCCCACGCTGGCTTAAATCCTCCTATGAAGTGGGTTATGGGCGTTCTCCATCTTATACAAGCCTCCCAGATATTAAGATGTTGAATAAGATGTGCGAAGTAACAATCAGGGCAGCACAGAAGCAAGTTGATCCGCCCTTACTTGTGCCGGACGATGGGTTCTTACTGCCTATCAAAACCGTGCCAAGCGGCTTGAATTTCTATAGATCTGGAACAAGAGACAGAATTGAGCCGTTAAATATTGGTGCAAACAATCCATTAGGTCTGAATATGGAGGAACAGAGAAGACAGGCCATACGCTCTGCTTTTTATGTTGACCAGCTTATCTTGAGCCAAGGGCCACAGATGACAGCCACGGAAGTTGTACAAAGAACCGAAGAAAAGATGCGTCTTCTTGGGCCAGTTCTGGGCAGACTCCAAGCTGAGATGCTGCAACCGCTTATTATTCGTACCTATAATATACTATCACGCGCCAATAAATTTCCTGTTGCGCCAGAGTTTATGCAGAATATGGATCTGGATATTGAGTACGTATCACCATTGGCCAAAGCACAACGCCAGGTAGACGTAACAAGTATGACGCAACTGCTGGAACTCTTAGGGCCAGTAGGCCAGATAGAGCCAACAGTATTTGATTATATAGATTTTGATGGTGTTACTCAGCATCTCATAAAGATCTTGGGTATTCCGGCCACGGCAGTATCAAGTGAGCAACAGATTCAGAACAAACGTCAGGAACGTGCGGCACAACAGCAACAGATGATGGAGCAACAACAACTGGCAGAACAGGCACAAGCCGTTGGTAATGCAGCTCCGATGGTAGCCGCAGTAAACAAATGACGTCGCTAGTTTTTATTCTGGTCATTATGAAAGGCTCAGAAGTTATGGAAGAAGCGGAAATAGGAAGCTATTCCGACTGCACCTATCATATGAACCATATTAATATCGCTGGTAAAAGCAGTCCGTATTCTGCGTATTGCAAACCAACATTTAAGAAAAAAGAAGAATGAAATCAATAATGGAACTAAAGGAAGCGTTCAAGACAGCTTTCGCCACAAAAGACGGACAGATAGTCATGGAAGATATGGAGCTCCGCTTTCATATGAAATCACCGACATTTGTTCCAGACTCCAACGAAGCAGCATACAAAGAGGGCCAACGCTCTGTAGTGCTGTTTATTCACAATATGTTGGCTGATTACAAAGAGAGAGAGGACATAGTAAGCGATGAATGAAGAAGTACAACAGGTAGCGGAGTCGGAAACGGCAGCTCCGTCTGAGAGCACTTTTGATTGGAAAAGCGCAATCCCAGAAGAAGTAAAAGGCAACAAAGTCTTTGATAACCACAAGGACTTAGGTTCGTTGTTAAAATCCCATGCCCATCAGCAACAAATGATAGGCGCAGAAAAAATACCTCTACCTGGCAGTAGTGCCACAGAAGAGCAGTGGAACGAGGTATATACAAGGCTAGGAAAGCCACCAGACGTTGAGGGATATAAATTAGATGTTGCTATGCCGGAGGGACAACAAGCCGATGAGGGACTCTTAAATTGGTTTAAACAGACATCGTTGAAAGCTGGATTGAATAATAGTCAGGCACAGGCGATGCTGAACGAATACCAAAAGGTTGCCCAGACACAGGGTCAGGTTGATACAGGCAAACTGGAGCAAGTAAAAACAGAAGGTATAGAAACACTGCAACGCGAATACGGTGCAGCTTTCGAAGACAAAGTAAAGATTGGTAACGCGGCTATTACGCAGTTTGAAGCGTCTGATCTTACACAACTGCAATTAGCCGACGGACGTATGCTTGGTGATCATCCGTCGTTCGTTCGTGCATTTGTGGGTGTAGGTGATTTTATACGCGGCAAGATTGGTGAGGATAGTCTGGAGGGCGTCAAGACCACAAACGCTATGACTCCAGCCGTTGCCCAGCAAAAGATTAACGAGATAAAGCGACAAGGTGGCCCATTCTGGAATAACAAAGATCCAGAACACGCATGGGCAGTTTCCGAAGCCTTGCGTTTACAGGAATTTATTACGCCTGACGAATAACCGACAAGCTTCTGCCCGGTTAAAACAGGTCTAATAAACAAATTTGGATAGCCATTTCATGGTCCAAGGGGTGCAGACCCAATACTTTTTTCGTCTAACACTACGTTAGGTAGCGATACTAAACCCTTAATTTTAAACTAAATAAACGGAGGTACTTATGAGTACACAAGTAACTACAGCTTTCGTTCAACAGTTTAGTAACAATATAACCATGCTATCACAGCAAAGCGGTTCGCGTCTAAGGAGTGCAGTTTCGGAAGAAAGTGTAACAGGCGAGAAAGCTTTCTTTGATCAGGTTTCCAGTGTTGCGGCTGTTAAGCGAACTTCTCGCCACGGTGACACACCGATTCTAGAAACCCCCCACTCACGGAGACAGGTCGTGATGGAGACTCTGGAATGGGCAGACCTCATCGATGATCCTGATAAAGTCGCAATGTTGGCCGATCCGACTAACGTTTATGCACGAACTGCAGCAAACGCTATGGGTCATGCGATGGATGACGAAATCATTGCGGCGGCTACTGGAACGGCAAAAACTGGAAAGTCTGGTGCAACATCAACAACTATGCTTTCGGCTAATACAATAGCGCATGGCTCAGCCGATCTGACTATAGCTAAATTGTTATCCGCGAAAAAAGCTATGGATTTGCTCGATGTTGATCCAAGCATTCCACGTTACATTGCTGTAGGGCCAAACCAGATTGAATCTTTGTTGGGGACTACGCAAGTAACCAGCAGCGATTTTAATACTGTAAAAGCTCTCAGTTCTGGACTCGTTGATTCCTTTCTAGGATTTAAATTTATCTTAACAAACAGACTAGCCAAATCCGGCAATATCAGAACGTGCTTTGCATGGGCCGAAGACGGAATCAAGCTTGCTGTTGGTAAAGATGTAATGGCGAGAATAGATGAGCGTTCCGATAAATCATACTCAACACAAGTGTACTACTGTGCAACCTTTGGTGCAACACGCATGGAAGAAGAAAAAGTAGTAAGCATCGCTTGTGACGAGTCAGCGTAAGGGAGATTGAAAAATGGCTACAGTTTACTCAGACGTTGAAACCCAACTAACTCAGAACACCCCAAGAGAGCACGTAAAAGCGAACGAACTTGGCGGCGAAGTAAGAGTTGCGCGGGCAACCTACGAAGCAGCATCACTTGCTTCTGGCGATGTAATCAATATGTTTACCTTGCCGGACGGTGCTAGAATTCTACAAGGAAGTCTTGCGCACGATGCTATGGGTTCATCAACGACTCTATCCGTTGGTTTTGCAGCACACACAAACGCGGCTGGTACGGCTGTTAGTGCGTCTGCGGCGGCTTACAAAGCGGCTGCAGCGTCTACATCTGCCCAGATTGTTGATGTGGCAAATACTCTTGCTCTTCTTAATGGAGAGGAAGTGGATTCCGACGGCAATGGCAAAACAGTGACAGTGACAATGGGCGGTGCGGCGGGCACTGGTACAGTTGCACTGACAATGTTGTACGTCACAGTATAAGCAGTGAGGGGGGAGCAATCCCCCCTTTTTTTTACTAAGGATTAGTTATGCCATCTTCAGTCGATCTATGTAATTCAGCTCTCAATATGATTGGTGCGTCAAACATCACTTCCTTTACAGAAGACAGTAAAGCGGCGCGATTATGCAACCAACGTTATGATTTTATACGCGATAAGGTTTTCCGTTCGCATAACTGGAATTGCCTACTTACCAGAGTAGTTCTAACGCCAGATGCAACTGCTCCAACCTTTGAGTTTGCAAACCAATTCACTCTTCCCACAGATCCCTTTTGTCTAAGACCAATGAACTTGGATGCGTCCAGCATCGTGTATAATGTTGAGGGTCGTAAGATACTGACCGACGAAGCCACGATAAATCTTATTTATGTTGCGCGTGTCCTTGATGTAAACACCTACGACGTTGCGCTAATGGAAACAATATCAATGTCTCTTGCCGCAGACTTTGCGTATCCGTTGACAAACTCTGTGTCTCTGGGACAGGCAATGCAACAGAAGTACGAGAAGATGGTAAGCGAAGCACGGTTCTTAGATGCGATAGAAGGTGCAACGGCCAACAATTCTACAACCACAGATAGAATGACGTTGGAAGCCAATGAGTTTATTAACGCGAGGATTTAATGGTCAAGGCGTCACCAGCACTTACAAATTTTACGGCGGGTCAGTTATCAGACCGATTGGATGGCCGTACGGATATTGCCAAGTACGCCAACGGTTGTAAGAAATTACAAAACTTTTTAATTCATGCACATGGCGGAGCAACACGACGCCCAGGCACAGAATTTATAGCTGAGGTTAAAAACAGTGCTAACGCCACACGCCTTATACCTTTTGAGTTCAATGTGGAGCAAGCGTATATACTTGAGTTTGGTAATCTCTACTTTCGTATATATCGTGATGGGGGTCAGATTGTTAGCAGTGGTTCAGCAGTAGAGGTTACGACAACCTATACATCAGCGCAGTTAAGTGAGCTCAAATTCACACAATCTGCGGATGTTATGTATGTAACCCATCCTAGTCATGCAGTACGTAAGATATCAAGAACAGGGCATACGGCATGGACAATAGCCGACGTTGATTTCCGTCGTGGTCCAATGCTTGACCAAAACACAACGACAACAACATTTTCAGCAAGTGCCAGAACAGGGTCAATGACGGTCACGGCATCAGCGAGTACATTTGCTGCAACAGATGTTGGGCGATTAATTAAATTTTATGATGGCTTTGCTAAAATTACAGCATTCACTAATGCCACAACAGTAACGGCAACGGTACAGGAAAACGAAGATTTACGCACAGAGCTCATGCCAAGTTATACGGCATCGACGATTAAGTTTCACGAAGGTGATCCAAGTTCTACTGGATTGGAACACAATGATAGAATAACGGACAGTGCGGCAAACTTTGTCTTAGAAGGATTTAAGGTAGGGCAGACGGTCACAACAACAGGAGCAAGTAACAGTGGCAATAATCAGACAGGGTTAGTAATTGTCCAAGTAACGTCTGATACAATATTGTTTGCGCCTAGTAATGATCTGGTTGATGAAAACGCTGGGCAATCCATAACAATGACAGCAAATTTAGGTGCGACTACAGAATGGTCTTTGGGTGCGTTTTCTGATACAACAGGCCATCCGGCTTGTATAACATTCTTTGAGCAACGGCTTGTATTAGCAAATACGGCAACGCAGCCACAGACCATCTTTTTTTCTGTAAGTGGTGACTTTGAGGATTACAATGCGGGTACTCTCGATACATCAGCATTAATCTATACCATTGGGTCTAACCAGGTGAATGTCATACGGTATCTGACGGCATCACGCGCTTTGCTTGTGGGTACGTCTGGCGGTGAGTTTGTTGTTAGGGCATCTAGTGATGAACCTATCTCACCAACCAATACACAGATCTTACGGCAAGCCAGCTATGGATCAGCTAATATACAGCCAGTAGGGGTTGCTAATGTTGTCTTATTTGTGCAACGCGCCAAAAGAAAGTTGCGTGAGTTGGTGTATAGCTTTGGGTCGGATAGTTACTTTGCGCCTGACCTAACCATTCTATCAGAAAATATTACAGAGGGATTGATCAAAGAAATAGCGTTACAGCAAGAGCCGGACAATATTGTGTGGTGCGTACTGGAGAATGGCAAGCTTGTTGGTATGACCTATCGACGCGAAGAAGAAGTTGTTGCGTGGCATGATCACGAAATGGGCGGCACATTTACCGATAGTGGCACAACCTATGGCTATGGCTTTGTCGAGAGTCTGGCAACTATACCGTCATCAACACGTACAGAAGATGAAGTTTATGTAGTTGTTGCGCGAACAATCAATGGCGGCACAAAGCGATATGTGGAACGACTAAAACCAATAGACTTTGGTACAGACGTACAGGACGCATTCTTTGTAGATAGTGGCTTAACGTATAGTGGCAGTGCAGCGACAACTATATCTGGCTTGAATCATCTTGAGGGTCAGACAGTTAAGATATTAGGCAATGGTGCAACACATACTGACAAGACAGTAAGTAGTGGATCTATAACATTAGACAGAGCTGTGACTAAGGCGCACATAGGATTATCGTATAACAGTGTATTGCAGACGATGCGCATAGATGCTGGAGGTGCACAAGGTACATCGCAAGGTAAGATAAAACGTGTCAATGATGTAACGGTACGTGTGTATAGAAGTCTGGGGTTGCGTGTTGGCAGCAGTGAATCGCAGACAGATCTCATACCATTTCGAACATCAGCAAGCTCTATGGATACGGCTGTAAGTATGTTCACCGGGGACAAAGAGGTTGAGTTTGACGGCAGTTATGAAACAGACGGCCATGTCGTTGTATCGCAAGCACAGGCATTGCCGTTGACGGTTTTGGCACTGTATCCACGTTTAACAACGTTTGATGAATAATGTATATAGTTCCTTTTCATCCTGATCATTTGGGCGAAGCTCTCTATCAAGGCGCAACATACGGAACATTGCACGATCAGAATGCGTTCTTGGATTTTACGACAAAGAATGGCGGTGGCTCGATAGCGTTTACTGCCTATAATAATAATACAATAGTCGGTATGGGTGGCTTTATAGAGCTCTATCCCCACCTGGCAGAAGCGTGGGTAATAGTGCTTACGAATAATAATTTTAGTACATTAAAAATAGCACGTATCATATTGAAAGTATTCAATAAAGTAACAAACTCATATCCTAAATGGGAACGTGTACAAGCTGCCGTAAAAAGCGATTTCGACAAAGCTATACGGCTCATGGAGTTTCTAGGGTTTGAGAACGAGGGTCTTATGCAGAAGTTTGGCCCAGACAAAAGTGATTATTACAGATATGCGATGGTGAGAAATGGACCCAATTAAGATAGCTCTAAGTGTAGCATCGACGGCGGCAAGTGCAATGAGTGCCGTATCACAAGGCAATGCACAAGCTGCCGCATTTGAATACAACGCACAAATTAACGAACGGAATGCCGTAGCTGCCGACGCTGCAAGTGAGCAGTTGTATCACACAGAAAAGCTTAAAATAGAAAAGTTTAAAAAAGATTTTGAGCGATTGGAAGCGGCAACAACACAAGGGTTTCGTTACAATGGGTGGATAGCAGAGGGTGGTACACCATTACTTGTTGCCCTGGCGAATGCGTCAGAAGCCGATGACGAAATAGCAATACGTGATTTTAATGCAAGAGTTGGAAAGCAAGAACTTGAAGAAGAGGGCGTACAGCAACGTATGAGTGCCGAACTAAATAATATGTATGCCGATCAAGCACGAACTGCGGGCATGATGAGAGCCGGACAATCGTTACTATCTGGTGGGTCAAATATGTATTCAATCTATAAAGGTTACTGATGAAAGTTCCTACATACCAAGCACAATCGGAGCAGACGCCAAAAACAGGTGCGGGATCATTCAGTGTTTCGGCTAGTCCTACAAATATATCTATGGGTCTTGCGGCACAAGGGGATCTATTCGCGCAGTTACAGGGTACAAGTCTTAAGTTTCTTGAAGCGGAAACGCGGGTACAACGATCTACGGAGTTAAGCCAAGCAGAGAACGCATTTGACTTCCAAATGCAAAGCGTGACGATGAAAGCTTTGGACGATACAAACCCTAATTCTATGCTGTCAAACTGGAACGCAAGCACTACGCAGCTCTATAATGATATTGCTCTCAATATAAGTGATCCAGTAGTCAAACGGCAGTTTATATCAAAAGCACAAAACAACATTCTTGCAAAACGTTTGTCGGTATTAAAGACGGCCAGAACAAGACGTATTGATAACGCCAAAGCGCAGAAAGACATAGAAATCAATCGTCTTAAAAAAACAATAGCTACTGGCAACGCTACAGAAAGAGAAGCGGCAAAGATTGCGTTGTTTGGTCGTGAAAAAGGTATTGATAATTTTTCTGGTGATACCTTACCAAGAGTACCTAGCATATACGAAAGAATGGCAAATGCTGGTCTACTCACACAAACAGAAAAGGTAACGGCAGAGCTCGACGCCAAAGGCGATATACAAAACATGGAGATTAGCCAGGATATGACGGCGGCTAGAGTGTCCAGCAATCCACTACACGCACAAGCAATTATTGATAATCTACAAAACCCAGCGAACTATCCAGATCTCTTTGGTGAAGAACGTGATCAGTTAATTAAGGACGCTATTACGTTACGCGACGCTCAGACTTCCGATATGGTAACGCAAGAAAAAGCAAAGATAGCTTTAGACAATGCAAAAGCAACAAAAGCCAAAGAAGAAAAGTTTAATGATTTTATGTTGCGAATAGATAAAGGGAAACTGATTGCCAATCAAGAAGGTGATGATCCCATTTTTCCACCCACACTAGAAGAGATAGAAACAGCATACGGTGCGGGTGAGCTAAAGTATGAACGATACAAAGTCTTAAAAGAAAAGATAGAAACAGGCGATCTGGAAAGTTCTAACTCTATAATGGTACAAGATTTTGTAAACAAAATAGACTTGGCTGGTTCAGATAGCGAGCTGGATGTAATTCGCTCAGAGATTGATGGTGCTGGTGGTATGCTGGACTCTGGTACGATGACTATGTTGAAGACACGTATCAATGGTCGTAAAGGCAATACCCCACGTAGTATTGATATAGTCGAAGCAAAGAATGATTTGAAGATAGTTCTTGGCGTTGGCGGGGGTATGGACAGCGAGGAGAGGGCTATCTTACGTTTAGCAGCAGTAGACGCCCTCAATACATTTGATGATTTAGTTACAAAAGGCGGTGATCCTAGAGCTATAGCAAAGTATCTTGCTAATAATTATTACAGCAATTTAACGTTTGCTGATGATTTCCCAAACTTGGCACTCGCTCCGTCAATCATGGAGAGAGCAATGGGTTTTATGGCTGATAAAAATACACTGTCACCTGGCGAAGTAAATCAACTGAAAGACATGATTAAGGTTGATAGAAGACTTTCACCAAACATGAAAGCAGAAGAAGAACGCACCCTAGATTTGTATGTAAAGCATTTGAACCGCTTGGATTTACTCAATCGAATGGATAGATAATGGAAGAATTTAACGATCAGAAAGATTACTTGCAACGTGTCGGTGAGATCAGAACAGGTAATCGAAACCGTATTGGGTATAAAAATATGATGCGTGATCAGATGATGACGGTTGGTTATGATGCTGATCTTGTAGATCTTGACTATGTGTTTGATCAAGGCAACGCTGAAGGCAGAGACATTATGCCGGAGATAGAGAAGAAAGAAGACGGCACGGTCAAAGAAAAGACGCTTGTTGATATGAAATCAAAGCAAGGCTTGGCGTGGGCTGCAGCATCTAAAATGCTTTATAATGAGATGTATAAGAGCGACAAGGTAGATTACGAAACCTTTACTGTAAACGATATGATCTATGGGCCAACAATCAAGCAAGGGCCACAAACGATGGAAGAGTTTGCACAATGGGGTATTGAAACTATTGGGCACGTAAATTACAACATTACCGATCTTGCCTTTGATACGTACAAACTCAAGAACTATCACAAGCAAAACCCAGAAACAGCTATGGCGTTTAACTATCTAATGGAAACATATGGTAAGTTGCCGATGTTTACGTGGAACGGCACAAAGCGTTTTTTTAAAGGATTAGCGTCTGATCCAACAACATATGCTGGTTTAGGTACTATTGGCGTTGGATTGCTTGGCAAAACATTCTACAACAGTGCTGGTAAAGGTGCGTTGCAACAGACATTGAAAACTCTTCTTCATCCAAATGCCGTTGCTATGTATGAGGGTGCGTTGTTTGGTGCGGCAGACGATTATCTTAGACAGACTATAGCAATAGAAGGGGACGCACAGAGCGAATATGATTTTGGTCGTATGGGGTATGCGGCGGGTGCTGGGGCGGCATTTACAGGAGCAATAGGTGTAGGAGCTACGGCTACAAAAAACTATGCACCGTATGCAACAAAAGCATTAAGAAACTTGTTGGTCGATCAAGGTGAAAAGGCTCAGCTCCGTATTAACGAACGTAAGAAAGATACTGGTGTTACCTTGCGTAGTGGGCCAGACTTTGAGGATATGGCCGACAAAGGGCTGGCAGCTATAGGTAAAGCCGCTGGAGGTTCAAAGCGAGAGCTTGATAAAGTGGGTATGTATTCGAAGGCACAAGAAGCACTAGACGCTATAAAACAGGATAAGGGCACTGGTAAACAGTATATCCAACAACTACAAAACAAGTTCAGCATTAAACCAAAAGAACTATATTGGTTGGGTTTAGATAAATTTAATAACGACAAAAAGATTACGAAAGAAGAATTGATTCAGACTATTAAGGACAACTATGTAGATATTAAAGAAATAAAATTTACCAAACCTCCAGAAACAGAGCAGCTTAATAGATCCGACGCAGTAGTGTTTGAAGACCTCGATTTGGAAATAGACCGTGACCGCAGTAATTGGGAACAATCGGCACAGGATTACATAGACGTTTATAGAACTGATCCAAACGAAAGAATGTCACGCTTTATGGATTTAGAAGTAGCGGATTTGCTACACAAAATAGGGTTTCGTGATGCAGCGTATTATACTGGTTTCAACAATACTGACTTGATGGATAGAAACATAGAATTCACGCTTGATATGCTTACGCCCAATGACCGTATAGACCAAACTAATATAAATGATTTTAATGCGGCACGAAAAGCCTTACGAGATGGGCAAATGTTCTATACCGATTCAACTGGTAGAAATATTGATATCTCGTCATTTATAGACGAGTTTTTTGATGACCAAGCAATGAATGAATATTTCGGTGGCGATTATGTAAGGATGGTGGGTACACACAGACTTGGCTACGAAGTTTATGGCAACCGCGATGACGGCTATTCATTAACTGGTCCACAAGGCGAAGCTGTAGACGGACAAATCGCAACGCTGGAAGAAGTGAGTGTGCAAGCGACAGAACACGCCAGGGAATATGGTTATATCCCAGACGTATCAGAAGAAGAAAGATTAATCGCACAAGATGCTGATGCGGCAACTGATGGGGATACAGCAGAATTTGGTGGTCCAGCAAAGTGGGAGAGCTACAAGTTAAAAGGGGGGTCAAACTATCGAGAGCTTGTATTTCAAATAGAAAATTACAAAGGTGATCCAGATCTCCAGTTTGTTAAGACTAAATTTATAGATATGGTAAAAGAGCAAGAAGCCGCACTCAAAGAGTATGAAGATTTTAAACTTAAAGTTGAAGAGTACAGCAGTTTGCCACGAAGCGAACAACAGCAATGGCTTACAGAAAATAACTTAAAACCAACAGACCTAGTAGACAAGCATAACGAGCTCTATTTCAAGGAAGATCAATTACGTAAGCGTAATGCCAAAGAAATTGAAATTTATACTGGGCAACGATTACAGGATACTAGTGACTCGCGTAAGAGGGTTTCAAAACTAGTAGATAGTTTGGGACGCGCAAACTACTCGCACCACGGACAAATCAATCAGATAGGCCATGCGCGTATAGATGACAGGGTAGATCCGGCTGGCGATAAGTTTATGTATGCACACGAAGCACAAACGGATTGGGGTCAGAAAGGGCGTAACAACATGATTTCGCCAGAAAACCTAGCAAGAGCTAATAATATGATTGATCTTACTGAGGAAGCGCAAAAGGCTAAAAATAGCTTGTTCACAACAGTGATGGACAAACAGAGGGGAATTACTGACACAAACAATGAGCTAAGTCAGTTTGGTCAAGCTGTATTTAAAAATGCAGCTAATGAGTTTAGAGCTAATGAATTACCAAAAGAAATTGCAAGAGATGAAAATTATAAAAAAGTGATGACTGAGCGCGGTTTTGATATGTCTCGTCAAGACAGACTATCAGGCGAAGCATTAATAACGGCATTTGAAAACGTAAGTGGCGTTGATTACACTGGTCATTTTCTTAACGAAATAAATGACGAAGTTGACTTTACACCATCTGAGTTTTTTTCTGCAGCTGGTCGAGATAGTGCGTTTTTTGACCGCACTAAATCATATAATGATTTTCTAGATGAGTTGCATTCTGGCAAATATGACGAAGATAGGAAGGAAGACGTAAGTGTTAGAATTGATGCTTTGGATGCACAGTTTAAAACGGTGTTGGCGAACACTCTTGATGATGTTCTTACAAGAGTAACAGATGTAGAACTCTTGAGAGATTTGGGTGTACGTCTGCCGGAGGGATTTACACTAGGCTCAGAAGTTACAGACGCAGTACGAAATATGTCCGAAGGGCAAAGAAGCTTATATACGCAATCAATAGTTGGTAACATACCGATGCAAATGCGTCTGCAAATGCTGAAAGACACGTTTAATTATATCTATGATGACGCATACAAGAACGCTACTGTCGGCAACAGAAATGCGTTAGATGTTGTGGAAGAAGCTCAAAACCCAACTGAACAAAAGTTTATAGAAAAAAGAAAAGCAAAAATTGACGCAGTACCAAGAGGTCCATTTGTTGAAAAAGACCAAGACTTTATGGAATTCACTATAAAACAACTTATACGCAGAGCTGTTAATGAGGATCATAAATATATAATTATTACTGGCCCAGAAGATCAGGTTGCCAGATGGGGTGAGCGTATGCGTGGCCCTTTTGAGCGACGTTATAAAGATGGTGCAGTCAGAGCTGGTAAAGAGGTTTTAAAACAACTCGACAAGAAAGCAAAGCTAGAGCTTGTAGAACCAGAAGATATAGGCTTTAGCGCAGAGCGTTCTATCGTACCACAAGAAATGGGCAATCCAATAGTTGCACAAGAAGGCACATTAACAAAAGACGAAAAATTACTTAAAATACCAATCACAGACGAAATGCGCGAAAGTGTAAAACGTGGTATGCCGTTATTTGAACTTGGTGGCATGGCATTAGGTGGCTCTGCAATACTTGGTGCACAGACAATGGGACAAGAAAATCAAAATTAATTTGTTTTCAATGTAGCGAAAATAGAATAGTATTACATACAATCGGCAGCCATTTGTGCTGCCTTTTTTATTGGAATTCACATGACATTAACAGATACGGAAAACAAGGCGGGTACGTCTTTGTTAACTGGTGGCGTGACAGAACCATTGCAAGAGCAACCTGGGCAAGAAGAACCTATACAGTTAGCGCAAGCAAACCTTGGTCGATTTGGCGGCAAGTTAGGAAACTTCTTAGGTAATACGTTTTTTGGCAAAGATTTGTTTTCTAGCCGTAAGTTTACAAAGGAGTTGCAATCTGGTCAACGTGAAGCGATGGATGTGGAGGATATCTTTATTCCCCCATTCTTGCGTCCTTTAGTACAAGAGAAAGAAAAAGGCGCAACGATACGGAGTTTTAAGACAAAAGACGTCAATCCGTCTGAAGTGATGATTGGGCAAAGCAAAGACAAAGGCGAACGTGATGCCAAAGCGCAAGAATTTCTTGATAACAGACAGATACAGGCAGAGCCAAAGAAAGGATTACTAACAGATTTCAGAGTTACCGGGTCACAAGGCGATGATAAATTACCTAACGAGCAGTCTATCCTCACCAACATTGAAGCTATATCGCAGACGCATAAAGGTAAAATAAACGAAGCAAAGCGCGGTGAAATAACAAATGAAACCTTACAAGACTTAGCGGATCTCGTCGGTACATCACCTAACATACTTATCAATAGTATATTAGGACGTAAGAGGGGACAGGTTATAGAGTTTGAGGGCATGGGTCTGGCAGAAACCATGCTTGCGTCGAGAGAGCTATTAGTCAATGAAATAGGCAAGCTAGACGAGTTAGCTGTAAAAGCAGAGCAAGGCAACGAACGTGATGCACTAGCCTTTCGCCAACAGTTCGAGCTCGTTAGTCAAATACAACTTCAGGTAAAAGGATCACAGACAGAGATTGCTAGGGCACTAGGTCAATTTAAAATACCTGTAAAGCAAACGAACGCTGCACAGAAAGACATTATACATAAAGATATTACTGCCTTATTAGATCAATACGGTGGCCTAGAAGACATGAAAATAATGGCTACTCTCTACAGACAGGCGGAAACACCAGAACAAAAGGCGCAGTTAGCCAGGGGAAAACGTGGATTAATAGGTAAATCTGCTGATGCTTTTTACGAAGCGTGGATAAATATGCTTCTTAGTTCGCCTATAACACATATAAAAAACGTATCTGGTGCGTTTCTAACAACGTTTGCCCATGTGCCGGAAACATATGGTGCAGCAGTTGCGGGGTCAGTTCGTCGAAACGTGTTTAATCAGAAGGGTGGCGTACAGTTTGGCGAAGCAAATGCCGAGCTTTTTGGTGCGTTTATGGCGTTTGGTGAAGCGTGGAAAGCGGCAGCAACGGTATACAGAACAGGTGAGACTCCGATATTTGGTTCTAAGATAGAGTACACACAAGGCAAAAGGCATGAAAAGGCTTTTAGTGCTGAAGCGTTTGAGCTTGGTGCAATGGGTAATGCCGTTGATTCATTAGGCTCTATGCTGAGTATGGGCACAGTAAATAACATATCGTCTACAGCAATAAACACGGCGGGTAACGTTGCAACACTAGGACGGATACCAACAAGAGCTTTGGAATTTGAAGACACGTATTTTAAGGTTATAGGTCAACGTATGTCGTTGTACCAACAGGCATTTAGAGAAGCAAAAACAAGGGGATTACAAGGTGATAACTTTGGCGAGTTTATCGCAAACTATGTGTATAACCCTCCCAAAGATGCAGTGGCATTAGCGGATGACCATGCGCGTTATGTAACGTTGCAGACACACGTTGATAAGGCTGGAAAGAGTTTACAAAAATTACGTGAATTTCCTTATGCACGGTTCTTTATACCATTCTTCAAGACGCCATATAACGCTTTTAAATACGCCTTTAAGGAACGCTCACCACTAGGTTTATTTAGTCAAGATTTACGAACTACTATACGCACAGGATATCGTGACGATGCGACTTCTGCACAAAGAGCTGCCGCCGATACTGCCGTTGCAAAATTAAGTATGGGATCAATGACGGCTGGGTTGATAGCAATGTATGCTTCTCACGGAAGAATAACCGGGGGAGGGCCAGAAGACTTTGAGTATAGAGATTCGTTGCGGCGTACTGGATGGCAACCGTACTCTATACGGATAGGAAATACATATTATAGCTATGCGGGCGCAGAGCCGTTTTCTAGTGTCTTGGGTCTGGCGGCAGACGTTGCCGAAACTGGTATGCCAAATGATATTACGTCATTGGATGAATGGGGAAAGCTTTCTTTAGGAGTATCGATTGCCGTAAGTAATCAGATGACCGATAAAACATTTATGTCTGGTTTTAGTAATCTTATTGATATGCTGCAAGATCCAGAGCGTTACGGTGGCATGACAGTAGAAAGTTTTCAACGAAGCCTAGTGCCGCGTTTCTCTGCACAGTACAAAAAGACAGGAATTGGGTTGCCAGATCTTGATGTATTTGGTGTGCCATTAGGTATTAAAGGTGATCCATATGTTAGGGATGTTCGTACATTTCTCGATACAATAAAGTCGCAGATACCTGGATTATCTAAGGAACTGCCGCCACGACGTAACATCTGGGGACAACCAATATTTCTATCCGGCTCATACGGTCCTGATATGATTAGTCCGATTTACTCTAGTCATCGTGGCCCTAACAAAATGTTAGCCGGTGAAAAGAATGTTGATTTTACGTACATGATAGACGAAATGTTTGTGTCTGTAGAATATGGCCCTAGCAAAATGCCAATGGAAATTAATGCAGATGTTCCTCTGACACTAGAAGAACGTAATGAGTATCACATGATAATCGGTGCAGAAACCACAAAAGAATTTAGGAAGTGGTATCGAAACCCAAGCAACAGAAGAGAGTTTGAGAAGCTTAAAGATATGTACCAAGCAACAGGCAGTACGTTGGCACATGAAGCAATTACGTCAATGTTCGATTTAGAAGTCTTACAAGCCAGACGAAAAGGTCAGAAAGAATTTTTGAAAAGATCGTCAATAGGAAGGAAGTACAAGCGAAGGTTAGACAAGTATGAAGATGAACTCAAAGCAGAATTGAAAGCATTTAAAAGGAACATGAGATGACAGTATCTAGCAGTACAACAAAGGTTAGCTTTTCGGCCAATGGGTCAACGCACCAATTCGCTTACTCGTTTAAGATTTTTGCTAACGCTGATTTGGAAGTCATTGTTCGAACCAGTGCGGGTACAGAAACCGTTCAGACTCTAAACACTAATTATATAGTGACCAACGCTGGTAATGATAGTGGTGGTAATATTCTATTTAAATACAACACTGGTAATAGTGGGGACGCACACTATGACGGCTCAACAGACCACAGACCAGCAAACGGCACGACGGTAATTATTAACAGAAAGCTTACGCTTACCCAGGGCACAGACTATATTGAGAATGATCCCTTTAGTAGTACAGACCATGAGAACGCACTAGACCGATTAACTTTTATAGCGCAACAATTACAAGAGCAGATAGACAGATCTATCAAAGCGTCTGTAGGTAATACACTTACAGGGTCAACATTTACGCTTTCGGCAACAGACAGAGCCGACAAAGTTTTTAGCTTTGACAGTTCTGGTAACTTATCTATTACGCAAGAGCTAGGTACATTCAAGGGTAATTGGGCAACAAGCACTGCCTATACAGTGCGCGACTTGGTAAAAGATACAAGCACTAATAATATATTTATTGTTAATACGGCTCATACGAGCTCTGGTTCACAACCTCTTACCACAAACGCCAACAGTGCAAAGTATACTCTTATAGTAGATGCAGCATCCGCAACCACAAGTCAGAACGCGGCTGCAGCCAGCGCGACGGCAGCAGCGTCTAGTGAAACGGATGCACAAACTGCACAAGCTGCAAGTGAAGCAGCACGAGATGCGAGTGTTACTGCAAAGAACTCAAGTGAAACTGCATTGGCTACGTT